CCTCATTCCGCCATACCGTGACGTTCACCTCGATGAACTGGCGGTCCCCGACGTGGCGGATTTCGGGTGCCGATTCGACGATCCGAAGGTTCGGGTGGGCCAACAGGGCGAGGCGGAGGCGTTGGGCTACATCGACGTAGCCGTCCAGGTTCGGTTTATTGCTCACTGTTGAACGCTCCACGGGCCTGGAGGACGGACAGCAGGGTCCGCACCTCGTTCCGCAAGTCCTGGTTGTCACTCACCAGCTTGTCGAGGGCGGTGCCGGCCTTCACCATGCAGTAGTGCACCGAGTCCAACAGTTGGACATCGACGGTGATCGTGACCGATCCGGTTGGCCATTCTTCGTCACCGAACATGTGGCCGACCTGGGTGTCCATCACGTCGAACAGTTGGTCCGCCCACTTGTCGAGTGCGTCGACGAGCTCGTTGATCGTGGTTCGCATCAATCCCCCCTGAACCAGTCACGAACGATGCCGGTGATACCGACACCCAACATGACAACGGTCAAGATTTGGGCGATGACGTTGGAGAGCGGGGCCTGGGTCATTTCATCGGCCCGTTCACAACGTCATCGACCTGGTCGATGCGGAGGCGGAGCTCGTGGAGTTCGGCGTCGTTCATGTGCAACGTGATGAACGAACCCAGCCAGTAGGTGGTCGGGGAGCCGCCGCGTCGGAAGTCGGGCCGGTCCTCGCGATAGGTGGCGTGTGATGTGTGCATGTGCCTGCCTTTCAGGTCGGGTCAAGTAGGCAGGGACACCATGCGCCCATCGGGCGCCTATGTCAAGAGTTTTTTGGGCGGTTCGGGACCGCAAACACGGCGAGAGCCCCGACAGCAGCCGACAGGATCGCAAACACGTCGTTGGTCGACACGTTGCCGTCGGTCGTGACAGACACGGCGACAGCCAGGCCGGCGGCGATCGCAACGATGGCTTTGTTGTAGTGGTTCACAGTTTCCCTCCGATTCGGGTTTCGATTTGCTCGAGCTTGTTGATGATTGAGCCGTGTTGGTGGGTCAGCTGGTCGACACGGTCGCGTAGCGATTCGCCACCGTTCGGGCGGAGCTCACGCTCAACAGCTTTCATGGAACGCTCGAGGCGGTCACCGAACAGGACGACGCGGCGACCGACCCGCCACACACCGACAGCGGCGGTGAGCAGGACGCCGAGTGTCAGCAGGTCTCCGGCCAATGTGTCTGTCCAGGTGGGCAGCATGGCGTCACTGAGCGTTCAACCAGTCGAGAACAGCCCAGGTCGGACTGTCGACGGTGCCGTTGACGGTGAGCCGAAAGAACCGTTGCACGTTTTCGACCGCTTCCCTGGTGCGAACCCCGAACTGGCCGTCCGGTTGGATTGGTTGGCCGGCTTTGGTGGCCATGATGTGTTGGGCCATGCGTACATCGGGCCCGTGGTCACCGAGTTTGAGTGTGCGTCGCTGGTCGGGGATCGGGTAGGCAGGTGCCGGGTCGCGTCGGCCGAGCAGACGCCAGGTGTTCCAACCGTTCAGTTCGACCGGTTGCATGTGCCACGGTTCCGAACTGATGTTGCAATGCAGACCCCACCGTTTCGCTTCGGCTGATCCTCGAGCTGGTACTTCGGACCAGTTCGGTGACCGGTGCGGATTGGTGCCGTTACGGGCCACCAGGTCGACAGCAGCAAACTTGACCAGGCCGGAACGGAACTGTTGCGACTGGTGAAACGATTTGCCTTCCGGTGCAAACCCCGGTTTGTTCGGTTGGGCTCCGGTAGCACGCCAACCCGAGCCGATGCCGATATGACCGTGTTGTGCGACGATCCAGGCCCGTAGCCGGCGTGCGTATTCGGGGTGCATCTTGTCGATCCCATGTTGGCTGAACAGGGTGTCGAGGTCGACCAGGCGGGTGCCGTAGCCGGTCGGATACCGGACGGTCATGCTGCGCTGGTTTCGTAGCAGCCGGACACCTCGATGTAGTCGGAGGTTGTCCAGGTGAACGGGATAGCCGAGGTGACGGCGACCCCGTACGAGTAGGTGGTGGTGGAACCCTGGTCGCGTAGCGCGTAGATCGACACGGCGTCGGCGTTCACCTCAACACCTTGACCGGAGTACCACAACAGGACGTTTGCGTCGACCATCCGCACCTCAAACGCGCTCGAGGGCACATTCGTAGCCGACGCCAACGGAAGCGACACCTCAGGCGTAGCGGTCACCGACGATGATGCGCCGAGCAGCACCTTGGCACGAAAGAACACGGTTTTCCCGAGACGCATGTACGCACCAGTAGCGGTCGTGTTGGAGATACCGGTGACGGTCGGCGTGTAGGACACCCAAGCCCCGCCAGGCTGGCCGGCGGTGGTGACCAGCGAACTGTTCGCAACCTCACCTTCTTGACAGAAGTTGTTGGTGCGGGCGGCCGTCAGTTTCTCGCCGACGCTGAAGGTGTATTTCGCCATGTCAGAATCCTAGGACGTTGTTGTCGAGCAGCCCGAACACATCGTCGTCGAGCAGCAGGAACGTGCCCGATTCGATCGTGTAGCCGAGGTGGAAGGTGATGGTGTGCCGGTCGGGTTCGATCGAATGGTCGACACCTTCGATCGCAGCCCACCGTTCGATCGGGGTCGCGGTCGATGTCGGTTGGAATTCGACGGTGACGGCGTCACCGATGTCTAAACCGACGATGTCGGCACGCATCGCTGGTGTGATCCGATCATCGGCCAGGTCGACGGTGATACTCGAGAACCGGATCACCGGTGACGAGTAGTAGGTCAGCAGCCAGTTCGCTGAGTCCAACGCCGATTCATCAGTGTTGTGCAACAGGCCCGACGCTGTGAACGTGCGACGCCGGTAACGGTCGACGCTGGTCGGGTCGGTTGCGGTTTGGAGTGTGCCACCGATGCGTTGCAACTCGATGACGTTGAACAACTGTTCCGAACCGTAGGTGACCTGTATACGGCGATATGGGGTGCCGGTGCCGTCGTCACGAAACGCGACCGGGCCGGGCTCCGCCAACGTTTCGGCCCGATCCTGGAACCGGATGTCGCCGAGCCGGGTGGCGTACAGCTTCCCACCTTCGGTACGGGCAACCAGTTGCGCGTAGTTCAATGCGTTGGTTCCGGCGGTGACCGTGTCGGCCTGGAGGGTGACGGCACCAGTGTCGATGTCACGGCCGGCGTTCCAATCGACTTCGGGCCGATCGAGGATTGCAGCGATGCGGGCTCCGGACAGTTGCGAGGCCGGGGACCAGTCGTCGAGGGTGATGCCGGCCAACGCGGCGAGGGCGTCGGTGCAGTCGAATTGGGCGTCTGCCTTGCCGTTGACGGACCAAAACAGATCCCAGTCCTCAATGAACCCTTCTGCGATCACTACATCGTCGGTGAGTATCTGTACCCGTTTGCCGGGCACCAGGTTGCCGGCGTATGGGGAGTCAGGGTTGAACGGGTCGAAGATGCCTGACTCGTTGTGTAGGCGTACCGTCCATCGGCCAGCGGGGATATCGGACAGGATTTGGGCTGATCTTCCCCGATTCACACTGATGGATTGGACGTAGCTAGTGATGTCCTGGGCGATGTCACCGGCCAGGACGTAGTCACCGTCGAGCAGGCCGGCGACGGGATCGTCAAGCGTGAAGAATCCGAGGCCGGTGCCGACATCGTTCTCAAGGTTGAGGTTGTCGCCGTCCTCGAGCAGGACAGCGTCCAGGTCTTCGAGGAGTACACCGAACGGGCCGAGGTCGTTACCGGAGGCGGTCAGGTCGAACCAGACAAGCACCTGCGTTGGGGACGGGATGAGGCTCATACGACGGTTGTGCCGTTACGTCGCCGGTACGTTTCAATGGCGCGGATCACTTCGTTGGGGTCGGCGGACGTTGAAATGTTGACGGTCATCGTGTCGGTCGACTGGGTGTTGATTGGCAGGCCGATGTTCGGGCCTTGAATGGTGGGGACGTTGGGCACCTGGTTGGTGATTGTCGGGGCGGCAGGGTTACCGCGCAGTTGGGGGAGGCCGATGTTCGTGGGGCTGGGCCTGATTGGGATCACGACACCTTGACTCAGTTTGTCCATTGCGTTGAGGACGTAATCCAGTTCCCCCCGGTCCAGTTCAGTCAGCAACGTCGTTTTGGTTTCGTCGGGGACACTGTCAAGGTTTTGGATGATGTTGCCAAGTGCTTCGGCGTACTTGTCGGCCTCTTCCGTCGTCACAAACATGTCGTTGCGGAAATAGAACAGGGTGGTGCGGAAGTCACGCCACGCTTTGCGTTCGTCAATGTTGTTTTGCAACGTGTCCAACGCGCCGGAAACGTCGAACACGGCCTCTTCGACCAGGCCGAGCTCTTCGCGTAGTCGGCCGTAATCGGTTTCGCTGACGCGTTGTTCGACCATGCCCATGGCCTCATCGACGGTCACGAATCCTTCAGCGTGTTGCTCGAGCGTGTTCGTTGATTCGATCCCGAACGTCTCGCGGAACTGTTCCTGATACCAAGACACCCATTCGGGTAGTGAGCGAAGGAACGGGCCCCAGAAGTCGTCCTCGCGTAGGTCGCGCAGTTTGCCGAGAAAGTCGTTGGCGGCTTCCGCTGCAAACGTGAACGCTGGCACCAACGCTTCACCCAAGGTGAGGCTCAATGTTTCGGCCCGTTCTTTCAAGTCTTTCAGTGCGGCATCGAGGCGTTCGGCGCGGCGTCTTTCCTCAGGGCTGATGACCTGTTGATCCGATACTGACGCCAACGCTTCCTGGAGGTCGCCGGCAGACATTTCCATGAGGCGGGCAATGTTGGCGTACGACTTCCCGAAGATTTCTTGTGCGGCCTTGGCGCGCATTGTCGGGTCTTCGATCGCGCCGACAGCGGTCACCGCATCCTGGAATGTCTGGTTACTGTCGACCAGGCCGGTGGAGGTGCGGGAGATTTCGATACCCAGGTCCTTGAACGCCTGTCCACCGTCGCCGATGGATTTGTTCATCCGAAGGATGGCGGTCTGAATGTCCGATGACGCGATGTTCAGATCACCGGACACCTCGATCCAACGGGACGCTTCGTCTACGGCCAAGCCGGTGGCGTCGGCCAGCCGACCGGACTCAAGCGCCAAGTCCTTGAAATCCATAACCGCTTTGAGCGCGAACCCACCGACAGCGGCACCGGCCCCAACAGCGGCCATACCGACGTTGCCCAACCGTTTCTCGATACGACCCGAGAACCCTTGAAGGTTCTGTTCGGCGCGTTGAAGGCCGGCGTCTTTGAACTCGGTAACGATGGGGATGGTGATCGCCATGTCATCGGACCTTAGCTAGTTCGGCTTGGACGAACCGTTCCACCTGGTTGGTGAGCTCCACCATTTGGCGTTGCACCTCCGGTAGCTGCGATTCGGCGGCGGGCCACATCACACGCGACGGTTCACCGAAACGGGCCGACAGATTCCGTGACAGGTTGTTGTCGGTCGCTTTGCCGGCCATGTCGAAGATGACGGCGGCGGCGTTGGTTTGTTTGACGGCGACGATGCCGACCGGGCGGGCCGGTCCACGGTTCAATCGTTTCGACGTGTCGACTTTGACGCGTACACCGGAACGGGCTTTCGACACGGTGAAGGGGAACAGGGAACGGCCGCGTGGTGCCCAGGTGCGGGCCATGCCGGACAACGGGACTTGGGTGTACCGTCGGCGGGCCTCGAGGACGATTGGTCGGGCGATGTCGTTGGCGCGACGGTTGAACTGTTTCCGTAGCTGCGGGTCGATCTTGCGGAGAGCGACAATGGATTCTCTAACGCCGCGCACGTTGCTGGTCACGGGCCCGTTCCTCGAAGATCGTGGTGACTGTTTTCAAGTCTGCCAGATCGAAATCGACCGATGGCGGCCACCAGCCGACCGCCACCAACAGTTCCGCTAGAAGCCGGCGGTGGGTGCCGGGTCGGTAGGGCGGATTGTTTCGTCCGCGACTACCTCAATGCCATCCAGCTTTTTGATCCAGGTTTCGAATTGGAGGTCCACGGTGATGCCGCGAGACATACAGGATTTCCAGGCGACCCAAAAATGGTCTCGGATGCGGAGCACACCGTCGATGGCGGAACGGTTGTTGGCGGCTTCCCAGTCGCACCATGCGGACATGGTGGTGGTGACATCGACGGTGGTGCCGTCGCTGTACCGGAGTCGGTACGTTCGATTGTGCATGGTCGGGGCTTTCTATGGGTCAGGCTGGGGGCGTGACGTCGCGGGCCCAGGTGCCACCAGTGAACGTGACATCGACGGTGGCGAGCTCACCGACGGTGCCGTTGATCGGCGTGAACGACGCCAGCATGGCGTTGGTGATCGTGTAATGCGGGTTCGACGCCGATTCGGTGGCGTTCGTGGTCTTGATGATGATGGTGGTGTCCCCGTCACCGACGACACTCTCAAGGGTCGGTTCGACTTCGCTGGTCCCGTACGACAGGAACAGGGTCAACGTCACCTCCACGTCGGCCAAGCCTTTGACGTACTTGCGGCCGGTGTCACCAAACGCGGTCGACTCCAACTGGTCATAGCCGATTCGGAGCGTGGCGGCGGTGCACTGGTCGCCCAGGTCGACAGCGCCGATTGTGACGTGCGGGTTCGTGAGATGCGTCGTGGTGGCCATTTCGAAAGTCTCCTAGATACGGCGAGATGCGAGGCGGATAGTCAGATCATAGGCCGGTAGGTCTTGCTGGCCGATTGATGCCATCGTCGGTCGGCCATCGATGACGGCCAGGTCCGAGTCCATGATGAGGTCGACAATCTGCAAGATCCAGTTGGCGGCGTCGGTGTTGCCTGGTGGGGCACCCAGCACACGCAATGTCATGGTGACGTCGGCGATGTGTTGAGTGAACACGGTGAACGTCGGGAGCTCCACAAACACGGTGCCGGGTCGGGCGTTACGGGGGTCGGTGACAGCGGTGACCGGGAGGGCCTGGAGGACGGCGACCACATCGTTGATGCTGTAGCGGAAGATGCCTTCGACGCCGCGTTCCAACAGCAGAAGATCACCGTCTTGGAGCAGAACGTCCGAACCGTTCTCGAGCAGGATCGGTGAGTCAGGCATCGGACGCGGCAACCATGAGGGCCGACACAATGAAGCCGATCGTGGCCCCGACGAACAGCCCGATGAGGAAGTTCACGCGTCCTCGTCGGGTGGTGGGGAGGTGACTTTGACGGTGGCCAGCACATGGTCACCGGTTCCGTCCTCGAGCGGGACACGAAACTCGATCTTGCCGGTGTCGGCGTTATAGACGACCTGGGCGATGCGAAGGTCGCTCATGACGCTCTCGTGAACACGAGACCTGCGACTTGGATATCAGACGCAAACGTGTCTGCGGCATCTGTTGCAACACGACGCACGCCGAACATCAACATTTCACCGCCACCGACGGTGATTGACGTGGCAAGACGTACATATCTCATCAAGCGCCAGGTTGTCACGGTATGAGTCGTGAAAAGTGGACCTGCCCAACCACTGAACGCGGAATCGTCGTTCGTGGCGCTCAAATAGTGGAAATCCATGTAAATGTCGCCTGTGCCGCCATCAGTCCAATGGTTGTAGAGCATGTCCACATGACAAGTTGACCACCACGGAGGAATGACGATCGAGCCGCCGAGTGATTCCGCAGTTGAAGCGTCGAGCAGCCAGTAACCGAATCGGCTACCTCCACCACCGCTCAGCGTTGGCGAACCAATAGCAGGAGCCATCGCTCCAGCGGAAACTCCCAACACGTCCCCGCTCTTCGGCACAAACCTGCTGGAGAACTGCGACCCTTGCGCCAGCTCGTCAGCGGTGATGTATTTCGGCACATCCGGCGACCCGACATCAACCACAGCGAGCTTGTCACCGTTCGCCAGGTTTGCACCGGTCAGGGCCGTCGTCGAGTTCGGCCAGAAAGCACCAGTGAACGCCGCGTCGGCCGCCAGGTTGGCCCGTGTGATGCGGGCCGGGACACCTGCGGCACGGGTCAGAATGTCGTCGTTCGTGGTCAATACCGACGACTGGACGAACCGGTTGTTGATAGCCGAATCGGTGACCAGCTCCGCGACGGTGATCTTCTTTGTCGTACCGGACGCGGCCATCGTCGTATCCGACACATCGACGATTGCGAGCACGTCGTTGTCAGCTACGTCGTCCCCGTCCAGGGCGGTGAGTTCGGTTATGCGCTTGTTGGTCATGTCATCCCACCTGTGGGCGATTACACCCGAGTAGTTGCAAGATACGGCCCATCGAGAATGTCAACGGGGCCGGTGTCATCGACTCGAACGACTGGAACCCGTCAACCGACCCACGTTCCCGATACAAGGCACCGGCATACATGACGGTCCCTTGTTTCACGTCACGACTGGGGGCCACCGTCGGATTGTCGTTGTAGCCGGCGTTATGGCGTCGCCGATAGCACCAGTCGTTAGCGGCGTTGGTGCATTCCTCGAGGTAGGTCACGTCGTTTGTGGTGGCCGGCGCGAAACCTAGCCACACTTCAACGTCATCAGCGTCGATCCATGAGACTTCGGCGTAGACGAGTCCACCGGTCACGGTGAATTCGTCCACGTCCTGCCCACCGGTCGCATACGTAATGACATCGGTGGTCGTGTTGACGGTGAGCAGGACGTGCGGGCCGTCGAAATGGTTTCCGACGTTGTAGACATGGACGTGTTCCCCGACGACAAAGCCGGCGGCGTTGTCAAGCTCGAGTGTGGCGACCTTGTCCGTGATCGCGGCGGTCAATACTGCCGCCATCAGGATCAGGTGTGGGTGGCGTCCGGGCCGAGTACGCGGATCATGTTCACGTCGACGACATGGGCGGCGAAGTAGCCACGGACGGCGATGGTGACACCAAGCGTGCCAACCGACTCGTCGCGGATGAACCCCTTGTAGGACTCGTACACTTCGACGCCACGCGTGTTGAGCAGCCAGTAGTACTCGTTGGCGGTCTTGGCGGTGTAGCCGCCACCGGAGGCGTCACCGATGACCTGGGTGCCGACCTGGTTGGAGACGACCAGCTGGAGGCCGAGCGGGTTGCCGTTGAACGTCGACACACCGGACAGGGTGCCGGGAGCGTTCATCGGGCCGACCTGCGGGAACACGGGACGGCCGGTCGAGTCGGTGAGCCCACCAAGCGACGCCCAACGGGTCGTACCGACCACCAAAGCGTTCGGCAGGTAGTTGGTGTTCGACGCGATCGATGCTGCCGCAAGGTACAGGTCACGGATCAGTTCCTCCTCGTCGGTGAACGAGGTGATGACCACCTCCTGGGTGTTCGTGATCGCGTCGGCCATCTGATCCACGACGTACTTCTCCGTCGCCAGGGCGTACTGGCCGGCCATGTCTGCGATGGCCTGGTCGAGCATCGACGGGGCCGACCAGTCGATCACCTGCTCCGACAGAATCAGCTTGCCACCAAACGTCTTCTTGGTGACCACGATGTCATCCACCTCGAAGTCGGCCGTCGACAGGGCGGTCAGCTCCGTCGACTGGGCACCGGCGCTCGAATGCACCTTGACGTAGGGGCGGATGAACGTGGCGCCGGCGTCGGGCATCGAACGGGGCCCGAGGGCGTTGACGATCGGGCGGAGCGGGTTCACGTCGTTGTAGACGGGAGCGACGATCGGGACCGGGACGACACCGGCCGCGTCGGACACGAGCACGTCACCGGTGGCGGCCTGCACGGTGGCTGCGAGGTTGGCGTTGAACTGTGCCCATTCCGAACCGCCACGGCGGAGCATGGAAATGTACTCGCCGGGGGACGGCAGACGGGGCGGCTTGACGGCCGTGGCCCAGATCGGGGCGGTGGGGATGACGGCCGGCGTGTCGGTGCTGGCGGCGACGGTCGATTCGGTCACTTCGGGCTCCTCGAGGGGTTCGGGTTCGGGGGTTTCGTCGGGCTCTGGTGTAGATGCTGCCACATTCGTGACACGCGCGGCGGTAAATGCTGGTACAGGGACCAAAGACAGTTCGACCCAGTCGGCGGCGTCGATCACCATGACACCGTCGTCAAATGACCAGGCGGTCGGTTCGACACCGACACTGACGGCGTCCAGGGCTCCAAGCTTGAGCAGCTCGAGAGCGTCGTCCCCGGCGCGAGTGTTGGCGATCTTGGCGGAGAACATCATTCCGTCGTCGGTGGGGACTCGTTCGGTGACGACTCCGACGATGTTGTCGATGCTTGACAGGTCGTGGCCGTTGATGAGCATCGGGGAACGGCCCGAGGTCGGCAGTGAGCCGTTGTTGAATCGGACCTGTTGGCCGGATGACACGGCGGCGGTCACGTTCCACGGGACAGCTAGGCCGGTGATGGTGCGGGTCGGCTGGTCGCTGGTCGCAGCGTCGACGGTGACCTGGGTGGCGGTGAGGCGGATCACGCGGGAACCTCCGTTGCGGGTTGTACGGGCTCAAGCTCGAGGTTGTGTGCTTCCAACCACATGTCGATGTCGAATCGGACGTGCCGGTTGCGGGGAAGCACCGAATCGAGGCTGAGGGTTTCTTCAATGCAGGTGATGAACGGGCGGGCACCGAACAGGTACAAGTCCTGTCGGGCCTGCTGGGCGTTCTGGTAGGTCATCCCTCCGGTCGGGATGCCGACTAGGTAGGGCGGAATGTTCGCAAGTCGGGACAGTTCGAGGGCGGCGTGTTCGCGGCCTTCCATCAACTGCAACCGGTTCGGATCACTGTCAAACTCGACGAACTTGACGAATTCGTTCAACGCACCGATCGCGTTGGTTGCTCGAGCTTCCGACCACGACGCCGCGAGGGCGGCCAGCTCGTCACCGGACATAGGTTCCCCACCGGTCTGTTGGAGGTAGCCAGCTGCGATCTCGTTCGAAGCGAATCGTTTCGCTGCGGTGTCCAGACGGATCGCAATGTCGATGATCCGAGTACCGATCCCCAACACACCTTGGATCGGGGATAGGAACTGCACCACGTCTTCGGTGCGGAGCCGTTGCCCGAGGAACTGCACGTCCTGGGATTGGCCGTAGAACTGGGGGCCGGCCTGGTCCGGTGTCGTCACCGAACCGGCTGGTAGCCACTTGAACGACGCCGGGAACCCGTTGCTGTAGCGGGTGGTCACATACCAGAACGCGCGTCCGTAGAAGAACAGATCGGAGGCGGTTTGGGCCATGATCCAGTTGCGGGTGACGGTCGGGTCGGGGCGGCGCATCCACGTTTCGGGTGGCAACGGGATCGTGGTTTCGTTCTCGCCGGTCCATTGGATGCCGTAGTGGCGGAGCTCGAGCGATCCGATCATCGACACGATCAGGTCACGGGCTCGCGAGATGGTCGGGACGGACAAGGCGCGCTCCACGCCAGCCCCGACCGAGTAGGCGTAGAGCGCGCCGATTTGGTTGGCGTTGCCGATAGCAGCGTTCACACTGGGGGATGCAGACGACGCGAACACGGGTTCCGTGATCTTCTTACGGCGGGCCACCATGCCGTAAGTATGTCACCGGGCGCGCCCGAATTCAGGTTTGCCACGCGTCGACGGTTTCAACGCGAGTCCGACGGCCCACACCATGCACCGGGCCAGTTCGATCGGACCGGGAGACCTGGAGGACGACAACGTGAGCGCACCCGACGCCGACACCGGCACGGCCCGGTTGACCTGTTCCGACAACATGGCTTGACCGCCATGTACCAACGTGCGCTCCAACACGGTGTTACGCACCAGCTGAGTGAACCGTTGCATTTCGATCCGGCCCACCGTGACGGTCGACTGGTTCAGCGGTGGCGGACACACCGACGCCAGGCCCGGTGTCAACGCGATGACCGGCCGTCCTCGAGCATGAATCTCCGCGACGGCCGGCCACAGGTCCGCGAGCCGGTCCACCGACAGTTCGTGGGCGACTTGGATGGTGCCGTCGGGGCGGAGCGCGGCACGAACACCGACGTAGCCGGCTTCCCCCAGGTCGGAATCAACCGCGAGGAATCCGCCGTCTGGCATCGGATCATCGGTGGCCAACGTGTCCCAAACACCGTGAGGAATCCACGACAGGTGAGCGGCGATCCACATGTTCAGGCCGGAACGGATGAACGCGTCGCGGTCGGGGGCACGCCATTCGTCCTCGAGGTCTTGCATGGTGAGATGACCGCAGCCGAGCGCCGGGTTACCGAGGTGCCAGACACGGCGGTCCCCGGGATCGGAACCGGGTGGTGGTGACCATTCAGCGAAGAACAGGCGGTCAGGTTTGCCGTCGTTGATGACCTTCAGTCCACGGTCACGCCACCGTCGGAACGCCACCGACTTGTCCGTCCCAGCGGTCGAGCAGAACACGGCCAACGGATTCGGCCGGGCCCGTTGCGTCGGGAGGAGCCCACTGTTCAACACCAGCTCGTCGACGTCGAACAGTTCGTCGACCACCAACAGGTCGTTGGTGGTTCCGTGGCCGGCTTTCGGGGTCGCGGATTGGATACGCCACATCGACCCGTCGTCGTGGCGGGCGATCATCCGGCCCGATGACTGCCACACATCGAACCCGTAGGCCTGCTCGAGGGTGGGGAACAGTTCGTAGGCGATCTGTTCGGCGGTGTCGAGCTTGTGGGCGACCGACAGCACCTGTTGCGGTCCCTCGCGCACCAGCCGGCCTTCGGTCAACCACCAGCCGATCAGCGCGGCGATCAGTTTCGACTTGCCGTTTTGGCGTGCCGTCGAATACAGGGACCAGCGGTGGTTGAACCCGTCGTCCTGGTGCTGGGTGACACCCGCGAGGATCGCCAACTGCCAGTCCCACAGTTTGGTGTCTAGGTGATCGCGTGCGAACCGGGCGATTCGGTCGGCGTAATCCTCGCCCCCCAATGTGGGCGTCACCAGACGAGGCGGAATCGGGCCACCATCCCACCCATCCATCGCCGCCAACGATGACCGGGCCGAATCCATCTCAATCAGAGAGAGATAGGAAGCT